TGGATAATTTGCTGAAATTCGGACTAAAGTTGTCCTACTTGGATACGTGGCATACCTTTAACTCGCCAGCATTCTTTTGCGAGAAGGTTATTGACTACGTACCACCATCCTTAATAGGTTTGGATGATGAAAATGTGTTTGAAACACATATGCGTTCTCTTAAGAAGAACAGGCAGTCAGCAGTTGGGACTGCACGATCACTTGTTGAAAAGTTGGTCGAAGAAGGCAAAATTATGCCTTATGTTGATATGGTTCCTACTAGGATACTAAACAACGTGCAACCTGAGAGGAAAACCCACTCAGGGCAGTCGACGGGTAAAGTCGAGATGCTGGCAAATGCCCAGCGTTTTAACGATCCTCAATCGAAGATCCTCATGGAAGTTATTGCTCCATGGATCCAACGAACCCTGCTTTCGAGGCAGAGCCCGATCGATATAATTCCCCGTACCCTGTGCGGGAGGGGTCTCTACTTAGGTAGAGCAGACGCGGACTTTTTCAAGAAGCGCGTCCCACCATCACTAGCTGTTGGTGCTTACCTTGCTTCCATAGCATGGAGGTCTAATATAGATCCATGGTTATTAAAACCATCCTCCATCTCAGGTAACGTAAACCCTCTAGAGGGTTTAGAACAGAGGAAATTAACCTCTCTAGAAAAGAAATTTCTTTTCGTTTACACCCTTACGAGAGAAGGGTTCCACAAACACCACGACAGGTCAATGTCGAGACGATTGCCCCTCGAAGTCATACTTGAACTTTACGAGGGATTGGAGTCCGATGGACACCTCGTGGAGGAAATACCTCCCGAAATCCCGTGGTGGGAAATACGAAACAAATACGTTTCGCTTCAAGAATTCTATAAAGAATTCATCGCTGCTTACGATGAGGCAGCGTGGTATGCAGGTCTAGACTCTAACCCCGGTATGGAGACCGCTGGGGACGAGAAAGAAGTATCTGAAGTGACATACCTCAAGGACAAAATGCTGTCCTATGCTCTCCCTGATTATGGGGAGGAGAAAGTTTACGAGTCAATGGCTCGTCACGCTTCGTTTGAAAGAACGAAGGATATCGCTAGGCGATTCCTGACACTAAATACTGTTGTCAGGGCTTGGATCCCCATCCAAGTCTTCCGCGAAATAAGGCGGGGTTGGCTTAAAACCAACACGAATCTCATTAATAAGATCCACGAGATGAGATCCCCGGATCGTGATCCGGAGGAGCAAAAGATTATCCATCAAATACTCTGGGACATCTCTGACGTCCTGATGAAAGAACGTGACGTTCGTATGCAAAAGCATATCGAGCAATCGTTTATCACGATTGAAGAACAAATCGAACAGAAGGTGGCTGAATCGAAAAGCTCACTGGCTATACAACCAGAAGCGGAGGAGAAATCATCTCCCCCAGGGACAGTGGTAAGACAAGTTAGACAGGCGGAACCGGTCCGCAAGTCTGCCCTAGTTGTCCCCTCGCGTCTGACGACGAGAGTTCTGAGGCAAGTTAATAAAATACTTGCTGGCGTCCGGATGGACGATTACACCTTTATTGATGTAAACTCAACCACTAATACAGTGGTCGGTAGCCCGTACCGTCAAGTGTTGTTACGCACTGAGGACGGAACCGTGCTTGGTTTATCCAGCACAGTTGGACACGTAGGTCTACGCATCCCGGTAGAACAACAAGGACTCCCACTCAGGGGAAAATTTGTATTGTTCAAAGGAGGTTTCCTTCATGAGGACCTCTTGAACCATGATAAATTCATGGTATCACGTGGCAATTCCTTTGGAATTGCCCGCCCTGAGCTTCACGAGCTCTGGGAGGAGCACCCAGCTATGTGGTCTCCCCATCTATTACTTACGAGTAAGGAAAGCGTGTTCCTAAACTCGGTAATGATGCGACAGAAATTTGAATTTCCATCGTTAGGTCACGAAGATAGTGACTTTGATTTCTCCTTCGCTTCCTCCGCCAATTTAGCGCGGATCGGAAAGAGTAGTGAGAGATTCACGACAAGATCGGATGAGTCTCGATCCAAACTACGATTCTAAATCTCACTTAGCCTATAACAGGCTCCGGGTAATTAAAACCCGAGGTTTCCCATAAGTATGGTTAACACCACTATTGCAAGGAGAGCGCTTTCACGCTGTCGGCAATGGTGCATCCCTAATACAGGAGGGCACGTGCTAAAACGTACCTTGCCTTGATTAAACAAGGTCCTAGACGTTACAGTCCAGGGGGGAACTCAGAGCAAACTCA